CTGTTTCAGCAACTTGAGTTTTATCGTATTAATGTCGGTTAACACCTGATGTTGTTCAGGCTTTGTTATTTGGCGGCCGCCCTTAATTGAATTAAGTTCATCGGTGTCGTCAAATCTTATTTTCATTTCATTTTCCTTTCCCAGTTGAGATATCCACATTAACATCACATAAACTGTTGTCAAACAATTTTTAATGGCTTATACAACAAAATATGGAACGCGACGTAGAACACTATTTTAACTGGGCGGTCGAGCGCATGGGCGGTCGGTCGTACAAGTTCGTGTCCCCGGCGCGGCGTGGTGTGTCAGACAGAATAGCTTGTCTGCCAGACGGCTCGACATGGTTTGTCGAGTTGAAGACCAAGGGCGGCAGACTATCGCCGCTTCAGGAACTCTTCGCCGCCGAGATGCAACGGCTTAACCAGAACTATGCGTGTCTGTGGACAACTCAACAGGTAGACGAATGGAACTCCGACCGTATCAAAACGAAGCCGCCGACTTCCTCTTCGCTAACGACAGAGCGATGATCCTTGCGCCTGTGGGCGCGGGTAAGACGGCGATTACGTTGACAGCATTGCAGGACATGATCCGGCACGGTCACATCAACCGTGTGCTTGTCCTCGCGCCTCTGCGCGTGGTTAAGGATGTCTGGCCTGTGGAGCGTCCTTTGTGGGCCATTAACCTCACAATGTCATTGGCGGTCGGGACGCCCAAGCAAAGGTTGCAGGCGTTGCAGGCCAACACGCACATCGTCGTGACGAACTACGACAATCTGCAATGGCTGGCGACGCAGAAGCTGAACTTCGACGCCATCGTGTTTGACGAGCTGACGCGGCTGAAGAACCCGTCAGGGGCGCGGTTCAAGGCGCTCGCCAAGGTGATTGACCCCATGCGCGTCAGGTGGGGCTTGACGGGCAGCTTTACGTCGAACGGGCTTGAGGATGTATTCGGGCAGTGCAAGATCGTTGACCAGTCTCTGCTGGGCCGCTCAAAGGGCGCGTTTATGCAAGAGTACTTCATCCTGATGAATAAAGAGTACGGCGAGTGGGTGCCGCGCAAGGGTTCGCTTGAGAAGGTCATGGCGCGGATTAAGCCGGCGACGTTCGTGCTTGAGCCAGGCGAGTACAGTGACAAGCTGCCGCCGCTCCACGTTGTCGAGATGCGGTGCGACATGGATCGTAAAGACTACGAGAAGATGAAGAAGGATCTTGTTCTGGAGTACAACGACGCCAAGATCGTTGCGGTCAACGCCGCAGTCGTGACGGGCAAACTGCAACAGATGGCGTCGGGTTTTGTGTACAACAGCTTTACCGAGGCGTCACCGACGCCGGGCAAGTTTAAAACGACCAAGACGCCGATTTGGTTTTCAACGCACAAGTTTGATTTGCTTGACGAGTTGTTGCAGGAGAACCAACACGCGCCGACAATCGTGGCGTACACATACCAAGAAGAACTGGCAGAGTTGAAGCGCCGGTATCCGAAGGCGCTTACGCTTGACGACCACAACGCTATTGAGCGGTGGAACACAGGCAAGGTTGAACTGCTGTTTGCCCATCCGAAGTCCGCAGGGCATGGCCTGAACCTACAGCATGGCGGGTCACGCATTGTGTTCCTGTCGTTGCCGTGGTCGTTGGAACTATTTGAGCAGACGGTCGGGCGGTTGCACCGTAGCGGGCAGAAGCACGATGTGTGGTGCTACATTCTGATGACGAACAAGACAGTAGATGAGCGGATCTGGGCGGGGCTTCACGATAAACGGGCGCTATCCGACATAGCGATTGAGGAGTTGAAATGCGCGTAGAGAATTGGGTTGTGCTGAACAGCAAGTTGATGTCGTACACCGAGGATGAACTGTGGATGTTGATTGAGCATGAGATTGACCATGACAAGCGGCCTACGTTCATCGTCAGGTTGCACCAGAGGTATTGCATCCTGCGTAACACGCGGGAGCGCGTTGAACTGTTGGAGAAGATGAAAGGAGAAGAGTGATGGATGAAATTTGGTTTTGGATGGCAAAGTTTTTTGCCGAACTATTTTTGTTTGTCGGTTTGGTTATCGGTTTGATTGCTGTGGTCCTTGTCACTGGGGTATTTTTGTCTGTGTTTAAGTGGCTTTGGGAATACAGAAAATTTAAGGAGAAAGAATGACACACAGACACTGCGACCCTGTAACGATGGATCACATTATTGAACTGCGCAAGCGCGTGGCGCTGTTGGAGAAGCAGCTTGAGAACGCTTTGGCATGGGTGACAGCCAAGCAACGTGAAGAAGCGGTCGCCCGCGAAACACTAAAGGAGAAAGAGTGATGGATTACGACAGGAGCATACACAATAACCCTGATGCTCAAGCATGGGCTAAGTTTTTTATTGAGACAACAAAGGACATAGATCGGGAAGTATTTGGCATTGAAGGCTATATGACCGCGTGGTTTTCTAATGCGATGATGGCTATGCACAATCATTTATATAAGACCGAGACCGCGCAGTTGCGGGAAGCGTTGCAATCAATCTCCAACAACACTTGTTGTGATAATTGCCAAGAAGCCGCTCTTGTTGCCCGTGCCGCACTGAAGGAGAAAGAGTGATGGAAGACGATATCATTGTGACGTTGAAGCGGAGCAACGACCTGCTGATGACGTTTGGCAACGATTATTCTGACGTGTTCTTGCCAGCGATTGATGAGATCGAGCGGTTGCGGAAGCAATGCGACCGCATGGCGTCTCTGGCCATAGATAACGCCAAAGACACGGAACGAGCAATGCGATTGCGGAAAGCACTGCGGGAAATTTACGAGGTGTATGCCAATTCTGAAGGGATACCTCAACCCATGACCGCAGCAGAAGGGTATTTGTTATTTCTGCTCAAGGAAACTGCGAAGATTGCACAAGAAACACTCCAGGAGAAAGAGTGATGATCCTTCAACTTTCACCCACACTGCCAATGATTACCCCGAAGGGCAAAGCACTGGCGCACTTCGTGATTGACTACGGCGAAGAGCATCACCTGATGTGGGTGTGCGTTCAAGAGACGGGTGAGATATGGACTTGGGCTAACCCCGAAGTCCGCGTCCAGAGCAACCCGTCGTTCAACCGACCATCTTGAACGCTACCTCTTCCGTCTCGGCTACGCGCCTGCCCCAACCCTTGCCGAATGTTTCCCATGTCGGCAGGGCTTGCAGGAACTCAAGTCTGCGTTCGCAGATCTTCGACGCCAGTTCACGCGGGTTCATCTTCGCTACAGCGGCAAGTGTAGCAGGGCCGATAGCGCCATCAGCAGCCACACCACAAGCGCCCTGAAGAAACTTGGAGGCGCGGCCAACACCAGAATTAATAGCAAGATCAAAAACAGCAAAGTCCACCCCATGCGGGAGGTCATCGCAGCGGCACTTGTCCCAGTACTTTTTCTTGTAGAGCGGGGCGACGTCGGCAACTGTGAGGGCTCTGATGTCATCTTTGGTTACCTCATGGCCGACCCATTCTTCCCAGACTTTCTTGGTGGCGCCTAAATTTGTTGCTCCCCCTGGGTCTTTGGGGTGATCGACATACCCCCCTTCATGTTTCAAGACATGGGCGAGGCACTCTTCAAAATTGTCTTTCATGGTTTACTCCAAAGGTTTTGAGTTGTGGATCATGGCGTCTTTCTTCTGCGAGCCAGATGATGAGCCAAAGTAAAACGCCATAACACCTGTCCACCCGGCAGATAATGTGCCGAGCAGCATAAGCAGGACTTCCGAACCATTCAACGGCAACCCGCTGATTAAGACATACGCAATAATACCGAAATAGCCTAGCGTGACGCTGATCGCCAAAGCCCGTGGAATCCAGTCTTTGGCCTCTGTCTGCATCGCCCGCGCCGACTTGCGGTCGTCCACCGCAAGCGCTTCCAGATCAATGTCAAGGCTCTTCATCTGGACACGGAAGTCGGCGTCAATCTTCTTGACCGTTGCAAGCTGCTCAGGCGAGGCGGCGCGAAGCGCTGTTTGCAGATCGTCCTCAGAGCCGTCTTCGTTGCCGAGCAGTGCCTGGGATAGCGCCTTCGTTGCCATGCCCGCTAGTGGGCCGCCAAGGGCCGTAGCGATGCTAGGCGCGACTGAGCCGAGTAGCGGCCCGAATGTTTTAAGCAGATCCATCGTCCTTACCTCCAGTAGATTTAGAACCTAACATGATACCCGACAGCGTGCCGGTCAGAAACGTCGCGATTGGGGCAATCAGCTTAAAAAATTCTTGGTCGTTTGGCGCTTGCCCGTCAATAGGCTGCACAACGAATATCAGGCTGTAAAGCACGGCAAACACCGTCCCCGTCAGTGTCAGGCAAAGGCTGATGCCAATGATGAACTGAAGAAGCGCGTGGAGTTCGTCTTCCTTGATCCTCATCGTGCTACGGCTCCGCATGGGTTTTGTTTAAGAGTGTCTGCGGAGCATGTACCAGAGGCGGTGCAGATGGGCGGGTTGCACTCTGGCGCGTCCCAATTTTTAGGATCTTGGCATGGGTAACGGTAGCGGTCTTCGCATCCTGTCAAAACCAAAAATGCAACCGCCAACAGATGTTTCATTTGTGCGCCGTCAGATAAACAAAAAGTGCAAGACCGAGAGCCATAACGATAACGCCCAAGAACATCCATGCGCCCAAGATCAGTTCAGCTTGGCGTTCCTCGGCCTCCTTCTGCGCGGCAGCTGCTTGACGCACGGCCTCCTTACGCATTTCGGTGACTTCCTTCTGAATGGAAGTCCACGCTGCAAGGCCATACGCCCCTATAAACAGGTTCTTGGTGTCTAATTGAAGCTGTTGCGCCTTGGCCCGCAAAGCGTACAGCTTGATTGCTTCAGCCTCGTATTCTGCTTGGCTTTGGAATAGCCTCTTTTTTCGCCCAGAGGTTAATTGCGTGATCTGCGCAATCCTCGCAAACAGGCTTCCCACGCGCTCTACAACGTCGATGGCCTCATGGCCGGCGTCGGTCGCTGACTTGATTCCATTGTAGATGGCCGTTGCGCCTGCCAGCAGCGTAAAAGGATCCATTTACTTATCCGCTTTGTTTTCAAGCCGCTCAAAGATCTGCCGGCAGATATCTTTAAGCTCTTTCACTCCCTCTTGAAACTCATCTTTGCGAATGTAATTTGACGGTAGCGCGACCTCAATAATGTGAAGGTCTTTTCGCAGATCTTTCACCGCACCCCAAAGCTCACGCGCCAACCATCCCATGCCTGCAAGGATGATAGCGCCGCCAAGGTTGATGAGTGTCTGCGTGTCCATTACTGCTCTGCCAATGCGTTCTGGTTGGTGGGGGCGAGAGCGTTAACAGCGCCTACCTTGTTAAAAAAATCTTGCCTAGCTGCGCGTCGCGTCGCGCCGGGGCCGCCTGTCTTTTGACGCTCCAACGCTTTGGCTAAAAACACTCGCGTGGCTTGCGGGTCAGCAAATATCTCCGCAAACTTAGTCCTCTGAGTTGCGTTTAGTTTTTTCATTAAATCTTCAAAAACTTTAGCAACAACGCGCTGCTTAACATCTAACGGGTTTGTAAACGGTAGATTTAATTCGCCGGGCACAATGCCTCTTGCCAAATCTTCATATGTCGTTGCGCGCCGCGCAACTTCAACGTAATTTTGAATGTCAGTGTCTGGCACGACCTTCAACAGATCATTAACCGACGATTCAATCTTGGCTAACCGCGCCCCTTCAGGCAACGTAGCTTTGCCCGCTATAGCCTTTACTTCTTTGACGCCTTCCAATGGCGCGGTAACAGTTTGGGCTTTGCCTGCAACAGACGTAAACCTGTTACGCAATCCCATACCGGCGTCATCAAGGATGTCAATTTGCGGCCCGTATTGCTCAAGAAACGCGGCGTGCGCGGCTTGGTCAAAACTACCGTCTGCCTTAACGGTTGCTTTGCGGTACAGCCCCTCAATACCTGTCTTGGCTTCATCAAGCGCCGCTTTATTGCCTTGAAACAAATTAACAAACGATTTTGCTTCGCTTTCGCCTTTCAAAAACGAACTCGCCACGTCTTCAGGGTTAACCCCAGGCATATTGCGAGCGCGGCGTTCAAACAGCTTGGCAGACTCGCCTGTCTTAAACCGAGGCACATAAAGAGTGCGGTAGTTATCAAGCGCGGTTTTATAAAGTGCTTTTGCCATATCATCCAAAGTACCGCTATCCGCTACTGCTTTATCAATAGACGCATGAAGATTTTTTAGGTTTGCAAGCCGCGCGTCGTTTACGCCGCCTGCGCCTAACTGCGCTGTGGCAAGGTCTTTATTGATAGCTTTGCGAATATCATCAATTTGCCGAAGCGTTGCCTGCACTTTAGGTTGTGCAATAACTTCGCCAGTGGGGGCAATTAATCTAGGGCCGCTGCTGCGAAGTTTTGCAAGCGCTTCTGCTGTCTGCGGCATATCTTTGGTGGCGATATCTGCCAATTTAGACCCAAGAATATTTTCCGCGTCATCTACTACTTGGCTCGCGTCAATCTTAGTGTCACCTGCGGCCTTAAACGCGGCGTCGTACCCTGGACGGATAATGTCTTTTTTAACCGCTTCGCGTTCTTTTTCCGCTGCTTTAACAATGTTGGAGCCAACATCGGTTTGCTTAGGGTTAGCAAGCGAGTCAGTAACTTCTCTTTCAGCTTTAGCCACAGTCTGTTCCACGCGCCCTGCTTGTGTTCCAAGCAAGGATTTTTTCGTAGCCACAATATCCGCGTATGTTTGCGGAGCCGCCTCTTCCAAACTTTTGAGGTATTGCGCGAATCGTACGTTACCCATCCCCGCCAATGCTTCGCCCGCGCTTTCAACGCCTGTCTTTGATTTGGCAAGCTCGTTGACCGCCGCGTCAGCGTCTTTACCTAAAAGTTTAATTAGCTTATTGCCCGCAGCGCGGTCTGTTAATACGCCGGTGATATCTACAATTTTTTCGCCAACTTTTTCTTTAAATTTGCCCCCGACGTTTATGCCTTTGGCTATGCCCCCAGGGCCAAGAATATTACCAAAAAGTTCATATGGAGCGAATTGAGTCGGTGTTTTCTCTAATCCAAATGCTTGGGATACCTCATCGCTTGTTGGTAACCCAATAGCCGAACCACCAATGTCTCCAAGGCCACCAAAACCTTTTAACACACCGCGCCCGAACCCTAACGCCGCTCCGCCCACACCTGCCATACCACCTACATCTGTGCTAGGCGCAAGCGCCGCGCCGGATACACGCGCCCTTACTTGCGGGGCTAACGCTAACGAAGGTCTGTTTACAAACCCACGGCGTTCCATGTCACCGGCTGGCTCTTCGCCAAGCGCAGTCCCTCGCGCAGCAGGGGCGGCAAAAAGATCAACTGGCGTATCCGCAAAAAGATCAATAGGCATTATTCACCCTCTATCTTATAGCCCATAGACCGCAAGCGTGCTTTAGTGTCTTCTACCGACATACTATTCTGTTTTGCCGTATGTTCAATATCCACACTGCGCGCAATTTTAGCCTGCGTTGCAGACGTTGCGTCTGCCCCGCCGGTTAATTTTTGCATACGGGCTTTTTCTCTTTCTATGCCGCGCTTAATATACCCCATATATTCTTCTGCCGCCGCTGTGTATTCTTCTTCGCTTGTGCTAAGATCCATACGGTTTTTAGCCGCTGTTGCCTTTACACCTTCTATTTCAGTAATTGAGCCTGTGCCGCGCAAGCTATTGTACGCATCCAAAAACGCCGAGCCAAGTATTTCATTGTGCCGCGCAATAAATCCTTTGGCATCAGTCCCGGGGATCATACTCGAGCCAAAACTAATACCTACAGCTTCACTTTTACCTGGGTGCTTAAGAAGGGCTTCGATCTTA